TACGCTACGGAGTCTTGGGTAACGTCGCAGGGCTATCTGACGACAGCAATCCTCGACGGATACGCTGAACTTTCTGGTGCTATCTTCACGGGCTTTGTGAATTTCAAGTCAGAGGTTTTGTTTGATGAGAATGGGTATCTCGATGTTGCTGGCACAGATTCAGCGAACCGTATGCGTATTCGCTTCGGCGCCGGTTCAGGCGGCTCAATCGCCTGGGGTGATTTCGGTTTTAATGGGACTTACCTTGTCTACGGCAACGGCGAGAACCAACTCGAAACAGTTGCTTCGCAGACTTGGGTAAAAGCTGGAGTGACATTCACCGGGAAGGTAAACATGGCCGCACCTACGGCTGGCTCGGCTTCTCTCAACCTTGGCGTAGGGACTGCTCCGACAACCTCTGTTGCGGGGGACATCTGGATTGCCACCAACATCAATTACAAGGACGCCGCAGGGACGCAAAAGGCTGTTGCGAATACCAACACATCCAACACCTATACTGCTCCGCAAATCATTCAGACAACTGTTGGGACTGTTAATGCCGCCTTGCGGGTTACGCAGCTTGGAACTGGCAACGCTCTGCTTGTTGAGGACTCTACTACCCCTGACACTTCCGCGCTCGTCGTGGACGCTTCCGGCAACGTCGGCGTCGGCGTAGCAACTGGCTACACCTCTACCTCTAAACTAGAAGTCGTCGGCAACGTGAAGGGAACCACCCTCTCTACCGCATCTGGCCCTGCGTTCTCGTTGGACAGCATTGTGGCCCACACCGGCGGTTCTGACACCAACGACCTACTCGTCACCATCGGTGGCGTGAACTACCGCATCGGTATGCGAATTGTTTAACTTATGATCCTTGCAATCCTCTCCTTCCTCGCCGGCCTGGTAACGGGCGTCCTCGTCATGCGAAAGCACTCCGCCAAAGCCTCCGAACTGGAAGCCAAGGGCAAGGCCGCTCTCGACGCTCTCAAGGGACGATGAACGCTCCTCGGCCCCACGACCCCGAACTTGCCAAGGTTCGCCTCGCCGCCGAAATCGAGCTGCGTAAACTGGAGTCCGCCCAGACCGCCAAGGAGTCGGCGTCCAAGTACCTCGGCAAACACGCCATCCTTTACATCGTGGTCCTCGTCCTGATCGGCGTCGGCTCGCTGGCCTTCCTCCCCCCGGAGTCCCACGCGCCAGTCATCGGCCTGGTCGCCGGCGGCGTCACCGCCCTCATCGCCATGCTCCAAGGCATCGTCGGCACCGCCGACAAGGCCGAGAAGCCTGACCGTCCCGAGGTCGACATCATCAAGGACTTGGTGGCCCGTCTCGACAAGAAGGCCGAACCCATGTCCGTCGAAGTCGATAAGGACAAGGTCACGGTCAAGAAGGGCGACGATAACAAGGCCACCTTCACCCGAGAAGGCTGATCATGCGAAGGCTCCTAGTCATAGCCCTAGTGGCGTTGGCTGGGTGCAAGTCGTCCAATCCCGTCGACGCCCCCCTGCCCAAGCAGCCGGACGCGCCGACCAAGCCTGACGTCGTCGCCACCCTCGGGAAGGACTTGGACAAGACGGATCACAGGGTCGGTGCCGCCCTCGTCGCCATCGAGCGTAACGCCGACAAGCCCAAGGTGGTCGTCGCCGAGTCCCGCCTAGCCCAATCGTACCTCCCCCCTCCCCCGCCTGCGGATATTGCCTTCGCCGAGGCTCGCGCAGCCAAGGGGAGCGAAGTCGATTACGCCAAGCAGATGGCCTTCGGTCGCCAGCTCGCCACCGCCGTCAACAAGGCGTGGGATAAACTAGAAGCCGACCAGGCGGAAGCCAAGCGGGTCTCCGGCCTGAAGGATGCCCGTATCGCCGAACTCCAGAAGGAAATCGAACGGGTCAAGAAGGACGCCTCCGCCCAGACGTGGACTCTCGTCGGCGCGGGACTCGCCGCCATCGGTGCATTGACCACCGCCTTCCTCGGCCCCCGCATCGGCATCCCCCTCCTGCTCTGCGGGGCGTTCTGCGGCTCCGTCCCCTTCATCATCGACTCCCCGTACTTTGAGTACATCGCCGGGGCCACCCTGCTGATTGCCGCCGGCCTCGGCCTCTGGTGGCTCGCCGATAAGGTACGGGATTCCGTACGTTCCAACGACCATGACGAAACGCCGCCAAAAGAGTAAGGTCAAGTGGGTCAAGCTCGGTCGCCAGAGAGCCTGGGGTCAGGCTACCATCGGCGAAGGGCTGATCGAAATCGACCCCCGCCTCGGTGCCAAGCGGCAGTTGGAGGTCTTGTGCCATGAGCAGGTCCACCTAAATTTCCCAGAGGCCAGCGAAGCCCAAGTCGACCGCGCCGGCAAAGACCTCGCCGCCATGCTCTGGGATCAGGACTACCGTCGAGTCCTCCTAGCCCCCAACGCCAAGCCCCCCAAGATTTCGTGAGTGCTGCCATCCCCCCTCCCACCCCGGACGATATCCCGATTAGCCTGCGCGACGTGGGCATGGGGTTCGCCATTGGAGCCTTGTCTTGGCTCGTCCGCTACTTCTGCTCGACCGAGAAGCAGACCCTAGGGTACATCGCCCGTCGCACCGCCACCGCCGGCCTGACCGCCATCCTCGTCGGCATGGCCACCAAGGGGTACTTCAACTCCGAGGGCATGGCCTTCGGTGCCGCCGGTGCGGCGGCTTACGCCAGCCCTGAATTGGTCGACTACGCCCTTTCTAGGCTTCGGAAGGGTAAGTAGTCGCCCCTGACCATGAAAAGCCCGCCACGGGGCGGCTAGGGGGTCTTTTTGGGGTAAGGAAGGACTGGGTACTTCAGCTTCTTCATCAGTTCCTTCTTCCGGGTCTTGGAACAGTTGAAGTAGATGTACCGATACTTCATGCTGCTGAAGTATTCCTCGACCATGTCTTCTCCGAACTGCTCGATGATCTCCTGCTTGGCCATGCGTTCCCGCCGGCGGTAGACCGTGCCGCCAGCGTTGTCCGAGGCGTTCTTCGGCCTGAAGTACTTCATCTTGGGGCTGACCCCCGTATAAATCCAGTTTGTCGCTTGGTAGATGTACCCCACATGACCCTGCTCGGAATCGGCAAAGGACACGATGATTTCAAAGGGGCATTGGCGAATGGCTTGGCCCACGAAGAAGCTTTCCGTGTTCTTGGGCATCGAGTCCTCCACCCATAGGCGGTTGAACTCCACGACGTTCTTGCTCTCGTCGTCGCCACAGATGCCGTTGCAAAGGGTGTAGGAAGACGGCTTGCCGAAGACGATCACGCCGACCAGCCGGCCTTGCTGGAAGAAATCGTCGTTGGTCTTCTCGTCCGTGAACAGGCCGAACGCCGCCGAGCAGGAACATTCCCTATGCAGATAATGATTCTTTACGATGGTATCCATCGCCAACCGATAATCGATGGGACGGACGTGCAGGGTGGACACGATGCTCATGCGTCGTATTTGGTGCCTTGGTAGTACAACGCCGCCCCCACCTTGCGGGGTTCGATGATGCCGTTGGTCACCATAGCCTTAATGAGGGCTTCCGCCTGGTCCCTCTGGAGTTTGTGATCCGCCACCAGTTCCTCCAGCAAAGCCCCCCGGCTCAGGCGGGGCTTGGACTCAAAGTGACGATACTGCTGGCCGACCTTTAGCAGCTCGAAACCGCCGGCCAAGGGGGCGACCTCCCAGAACACCCGGTCGTCCGAGTGCTTTAGTTTCAGGACAAGGGTAGGCTTGCCGTCGGGCGTCCGCATCCCGGCTTCCTTGCCGCGCTTCGACAGGTTGAACGAGAAGACCGGCAAGTCCTTCGACTCCCGGCGGATGTTCAGGACGGCACGGACGTAGTTCACCAACTCCGCCCCGCCCGTACCGCTGTACATCATGTCCGAGAAGGTCTGGCCGTCCGTGACCTCCTTGGCCTTCGGCTTGCCTTCGTGGTGAATCAGGATGGCGATGCACCCCGTCTCCTTCAGCATAGGCTCCAGCAGCCCACGGCAGAAGTTCGTCACGTCGACGTTGTCATTGATGTTGCCGCCGATGTAGGCCATCAGCGGGTCGAGGACGATGACGTCCAACTTGTGCCGGACGATAATCTTACGGGCGAGCTGGATGATATCCGAGCCGCGCTTCGACGACTCGTTGAAGAAGTGCAGGTTCTGCCTGACCATCGCCTTCTCGTCGTTGTTGAGCCTCATGCCCGACATGACGCCTTGGAAGGACTGGGCCATGTCGCCGACGTCGCCCTCCGCCTGGAGGACGCCCATCTTCAGCGGGTGCTTCGCTGGGATGCCGAACAACTCACGTCCGCAAGCCCATGACATGGCCATCTGCATGGCGAAGGAAGACTTGCCGATGCCGGACTGTGCGGTGATGAGCAGCGAGCCGCCCTTCTGCAACCAGCGTCCGTGGCCGATGACTGTGTTGGGGTCGTTCAGGACGTCGTAGTTCTCAAGGACGTCCGTCGTGACCTCCTCGGGGAAGTCCTGACCTTCCCGCCACGCCATGAACTCGTCCCAGTCCAGCGAACCAATCTTGAACGCCACTATTCTCTGCTCGTTCTCGCCGCGCATGATACCCCCCAGCCGGCTCCAGCGGGAAGGGTTCTTGTTCTGCGGGTCGGGTTCGTGGTCGGAAAGGTAGTCATACACCGTATTACGGCGTTCCTCCCATTGCTCCTTGCTCTGGGCGTCGACGCGCACCCAGGCGTGAACGGACTTGCCGCCCGAGTCGACGAGCAGGCTGATGGGCAGGTTGGACTGCTGGAAGATGGCGATCTGCTCGTCCTTGGCCTTCTTGTCGAACTCGACCAAGACGTGGCGGTAGGCCGAAACCGAACTGTCCGTACCCGTGAAGTCGTCGGGCGTAAAGGGGTTGATACGAATCCAAGCCCCAGACTCCGTGCCGGCGAACTTCGCAGCCCCCACGGCTCCGGGGCCGAAGAACTTGGTGATCCACTCGGCGCGGGTCAGGAAGATGCCCTTCGACGCCGGGAACCATTTGCCGTCTTCGGTCTGGCCGGCCTCGTTCGTGATGCAGATGACGTCCTCGTCCTTGAAGCAGTTCAGAAGCACGTCGGCGGTCGTGAAAGGCGTCTGCACGTCGACCAGCTCGGCGACACGGTTCGGGTCGAAGACGAAGCGTCCGTTCGCGCCGACACGGCGTTCCTTGCCGGCGACCAACCAGCCCTTCTGGCGTTCGTGCGGCTTAACGTAGGCGTCGTTCAACTTGTGACGCAGGTCTTTCTCCGACCAAGGGGGCGAGCAACGGGCGTTGAACTCCTGAAGCAACGCCCAGGCGTCCGACCACGGAAGGTCGAAGCCGTTGGCCAGAATGCTGGCGGCACGGTAGGTGGCGGGGTGTCCGCCTTGGCCAGCGACGGCGGCAGGCAGTTTGGCGAGATAGGCTCTCGCGCCGGAAATGCGATCTTCGGTGGTCATGGTGGCTTTAAAGGTTGAAATAGGTTTGCCCAGTAATCTGGGTAGAGGCGTCGTACCTCTTTGTCTCACCTTTCGGATACGACTCAACCTTATATTTCAACGCCTTGAGCAATTTCTTTGAGTCGGTCTTGCTGGCACAAAAATAGACATATCTGTGCTTCCTGTCCCTTTCGATGTAATATACGTTATCAGCACCGTATTTTTCGCGAAGGAACTCAACACGAGACTCATGGCCTCTGCCCTCGTCTCCAATCGTCGTATGATGCTTATGCTCCATGCCCTTGACCATCGGGTCTTTAAAGGCGGCAGAAAGCCCAGTATATAAAAAGTTCGTAGCTTGGTAGACGAATCCGACATGACCCTGTCCCGTGTCGGCATATGAAACCACAATAGAAGGGCGCGGGAGCATCGCCAATGACCTTCCCACGATCATGGAAGCAAGGTTCTTCCTACTTTCGCAACATAGTCTGTTAAGTTCTAGGACGTGTCCGGACCACTCCTCTCCGCATATGCCGTCCTTTAAGGTCGAAGACAACGGCGTTCCATAAGTCACAACACCGATCATCGTTTCTCCCTCAAATGCCGCATAAGCATGGGAAATAGGGCAAAGCCTTCTGGCATAATGCCTGTTCAACAACCAAGGGTGGACATCTTCTGGCTCTACCCTTTTGACGCAGATGCGATCATTAGCTGTCATCAGCGTGGCGATGCGTAGGAGATTTTGAAACCGTTCACGGCAAGGCCGACAATGTTGTAGTCAACCCAGTCCTGGGCGGTATTTCCGTCCCACCCATGCAGTTCCATGCAGACGTCGATGAGCTTGAAATAATTGTAGGTGATGAAGCCATTGTCGTCCGTCTTGACGATGGCCTTCTCGAAAGCCGAGTGCGGCTCCAGTTGGATGGGAGTTTTCATAGGTGGCTTTTCCGTTATCCCCCCGTACCCCCTACGGCGTCAACCGTAAAAGTATTTCATCTGGATACGCTTACCGTCGAAGAAGCGTAACTTGAGCTGCTTCATCTCGCCGGCCTTGACCAGTTCCAGCACCCATTCCCGCGCCGTCGTGCGGTGAACCTTCCATTCCTTGGTCAACTGATCCAAGTCCTTGAAGCCTTTGGGAATCTCGTCGGCTCCCTTAGACCTTATTTTCCAGAGTTTCTTCAGGACTTCGTCGGTCTTCATACGGGTAAAATCCATTCGTCTTGGCCGTGCGGCTGCTCATGCACCCACGGTATGAGTTTCTCGTCGGTATAGTAGCCGAAGACCATGCCTTGCGACCAGGCGAACGTGGCCCTGCGCGTATTGGCATAATCCATAGCCCCCCTGCGGGTAAGGGTGCCGACGCTGATGCCCGTCGGAGTATCGTCCCGTCGCCCGGTCATGCGACCGACCTTATGGGTATGGGCGAAGATCACGTTGCCGTACATCTCGGCCATGTCCCGGGGGGCGTTCTCCCCGTAGACGGTGCCGTGGGTGAACTTGTAGTTGGCCAACTGGAACGCCTGCCAGATGCCCGTGTACTCGATGAAGAGGGCTTTCCGCTTCCGGCAATGCTCGGTGATATCGTTGATTAGGCGAAGGGCGTAGCCAGAATAGACTTCGTCGTCCGAGGCGGCTTCGCGCCACAGGCGTACCTCATGGTTGCCGGCCAGAACGACGTTCGGGCGGAGCTGGTCTAGAAATTTCAGCCCCCCGCCGATATCGGGTTCGACGGCGTCGCCCTTGCCCCGTGCCGACGACATGAAGGGGGTCATGTCCACGAAGTCGCCTAGGTGGACGGTCATATGGGGTTTCCACCGTTCCTTGAACTTGAGGACGCCCTCGATGGCCTTCGGGTCGGCATACATCCCGTGGGAGCAACCGACCGCCATGAACCGCTTCCAGCCTTTATTGATGTTCATTGTTATTGTTAGGCAGGTGTTTAGGGGGTCGGCCAATGCCGGACCAGATGAAGGACACCTTCATCCGGGCGGCGGCTTCCTGCACGGCGCGGATGCTATACTCGTAGGCATAGGCTGTCTCCTTGGCGGTCAGGCCGTTCCTGATGCCCTCTAGGACTGCCAGCCTTGCCGGCGGACGCCCGTAGCAATTAATCTTCTGGCGGCTCATCGGTTGAGCAGGTTGACCGCCTGGTGATTGCCGTTGTGCAGTTCCCAGAACTCGACGTTGGAGCGGCGAAGGGTCGGCAGCACGGTGCGCTTCCACTTGGCCAGCTCGGCGGCGAACTCGTCCCGGCTGTAGGCCACAAACTCGGGATGCTCGACCTTACCCCCGTCGAGGATGACGAGCAGGGCGTGGCAGCGGCGGGGCATCTTATGGGTGTACTGGGTCAGGTTGATAGGGGGCTTTCTCATAGTAGGCATGATTCAAGTATTTCTTGGCAAAGTTGGTCTGGGATTTTACTGCGATTATAGGCACCCTTGATACCTTGGGTGCCAGTCCTGGCACCCCTTGGTGCGGCAACATGGCAAGGATCACCGTTGCGGCAAACCGGCCTTGGTTTCCAATTCATGTTATTCGTCCAGATATCGGTAGGCTTCATTCGGTCGTCGCCATATTGGCAATAGGTAACCGTATGACGCATCATGTCTTGCATGAAGTCCATCTTACGAAGAAGCCCCCTAGGGTTTTCAATAAAGTAAAACAAGGGGTCGAAATGCATGATGATTTGCTTTGTGCGGACAGCTATGGCTTTTCCGACTTCAGCTTCTTTTGTCTTCGGAACATAAGCCCTTGAGCCACCCGTCCAATGGTGTCCGATAGATGCCACGCTGAACGTGGTACAGGGCGGAGATGCCCAGATAATGTCTGGTTTGAACGGAACCTTCGATTCATCAAAGTTAAGTATGTCTACGACATAATGTATGCTGGGAAACGCATTTATGTCGGATGAAAATACTTCCATGCCCATTGATTCGGCTTTTATGCCGACAGACCTAGATCCTGCGAAAAGTTCCAATACTTTCATGTGCGATGTTTGGAGGGTTTGAGTTTAAGGTTAAGGTGTCGGGCGGCTTCGTAAAGGCTGGCGCGGCGGTAGCCGTACTTCGCCTGGACGTCGGCGTAGGTCAGGCCGGCTGCGTGGGCTTCGACGACCGCTTGCTTGATTTTGCCGTAGTTGTTACGGCGGGAGGTTGAGTGGGTTGCCATTTGTTCCAAGGTTTGGCCATCAGTTCGTTCCAGCGATCACGGTCGGCTTTGTTTACCCTTGCTGCCAGTCGCTTCTCATGGGGGGTGAGCTGCTTGAGGCCGGGATGCATAATCTCTGGCCGACGCTTCTTCACGGCTGCTTGCCCTCCTTGGCGGCGTTCCAGCGTTGGACGGATTGGTGAACGATGGTCGGGCCGTTGTAGTCCTTTGCCATCTCCTCGTTGAATTGGATAGAGGAAGCCATCGCATCCCCGGCCTTGGTCAGCCGCTCGACCTCGGCCTTGAGGCGGGTGCATTCGGCGTCCAGCTCGTCGCATATCTCCTTATAGCGGACGAGGTCGGATTGAGCGATGACCATCGCTGCCCACTTCTCGGGGTCGACTGGGATGAATTTGCTCATCGGTAGATGTGGTAGATTTCGGACGCTACGGCACGGACGCCGGCGGGGTCAACCGCCAATCGGGTATGCAAGACCTGCATAGACGCCATCATGTCAGCCAAGCTGCCAGCCTCCTCGTCGTTCGCAGGTCCGTAGCCAGGACGCTGCATCTCGACCGTCACAATCTGGGCGTCCAGATGCTTTGCCAGAAACAGGTACTCGTTCAGGTACCGCCAGTCCGACACCAAGGCCACGGGCCTGACGTCGAGTGGCGCGTAATCCAAGAACATATGCACCTGAGCGTTCAGGTGCCGAGCGAAGATATCTTTGTCCACCCCCCGGAGGGTACGGCCTAATTCGACCAGCAGCCCCCTATGGCGGACCTTGAAGTCTTCGGCGTGGAAGTCCCGCTCTCCAGCCTTGAAGACCCCCATCGCCCGAAGCACGTCGTTAGCCCGGTCCTTCAGGACGTCGGCGAACTTAAAGACTTCGGCACGGCAACCGTTGCCATTGAAGTGTTCCATCAGACAAGCGGCGAAGGTGTCCTTCCCCGCGCGAGCGACGCCGGTGATCATAAAGACCAGCGGCTTGGTATTTTTAGGCATCATAGTTATCGAAGATTCGTCCGTAAATTTTTTGGAGGGGGGACTGGCGGCTCGACCCCTTTTGCATTCGCCAGTCGGAGGCAATGGCCTTCGACGCCGAGTCCTTGGACAGACGCTCGGCACCGCGCACCCCGAACTGCTGGAGCTTACGCACCTGCTTGATGGTTGCCAGATTAAGGGCTTCCCGTGCCTTCAGGCGGGCGATCATCCAGTCGGCCTGGTCAGACGTCATGCCACGGGCATAAACGCCGTAGCGGGCAAGCTCGGTGGCTTGGTAATGGAACATGGAGGAGTCAGTCGTCGACGCCGGCAGGACAAACCCGAAAACGGCACAGGCGACGGACAGGTCGACCAGCCCCAGTTCTTTGGCTTCCTTCGTGGCAGACCTCTGCTCTTCGGCGGCGATACGGCGAAGCATGGCTTCCTCCGCCTGACGGTCGCAACCCTGCGCGGCTTCCAGAGGGTCATGCGACCCCTGAATCTGGGCGGACTTGGCCTGCGGGTGTACCGTGAAGGCGTCCGCCGGCGTGAAGGAATTCTCGCCGCTGATCCACATCGGGTCGAGGATGAGGCAATCAGTCTTGCCCGGAGCCGTGCGGAGGCCACGCCCGATCATCTGGCACCAGAGGGCGCGGGACTGGGTCGGACGCAGCAGGATGACGCAATCGGTTTCCGGGGCGTCGAAGCCTTCGGTGAACAGGTTGACGTTGCAAAGGACACGGAGGTCGCCGGTCTTGAAGGCGTCGACGGTGCCGGCACGGAACTTGCCGGTGCTGCCGTCGGCGTGGCCGGCTTCGATGCCGCGCTGGCGGAGGTGGGCGACCAGACGGAGCGACGAGTCGACGTCGGGCAGGAAGGCGATGGCCTTCTTGCGGTCCCAGCGGTTCAGCTCGACGACGATGCTGTCGGCTACGGCTTCCAAGGCGTCCTCGTAACCACGCAGGCGGATGAGGCTCATCTCGACGGGCATCTTCTGGGCCATCGGGCGGACGAGGTGACCCTGCTCGATAAGGGTGCGGATGGCGATCTCGTAGGCGGTCTCAAAGCCCACGGTTTCCAGACGCTGGCGGTCGAGGCGGTCAGGCGTGGCGGTCACGGCTACCTTCGGGCCGGTGAAGGCTGCGTTGAACTTGGCCCACGACGAGGCGACGGCATGATGGGCTTCATCGAAGACGACAAGCGCGGTGGCCTTGTCTTCGGCGGAGATATGGTCGAAGTCGGCGGAGAAGACGGAGAGGGCTTCGCCGACGACGCCGGCACGGGTCATCGTCGCAGCCGCCTGGTCAATCAGTTCCTTGCGGTGGGCCACGAAGAAACACTTGCGGTTCGTGCCGACCTGCCAGCGGTGCATGATGCTGGAGGCGATGACGGTCTTGCCGGCACCCGTCGGAGCGATCACCAGCGGGTTGACGCCCTTGGCGAGGTGCGACAGCGCGGCGGTGACGGCGGCTTCTTGATAGTCTCGGAGTTTGAGTTCCATGTTCAGATGCCGCAATGGCGGATGACGATAGCACGGTGCTGCTCGCTCTCGCCTTCGACGTCGAGGCCGGCGCGGAGCATGGCGTTGTGGACACGGCGACGGGTGAGGAACGTGATGGGTTTAACGTCGCCGCGCAAGTAATGCTTGTAGGCGTTGTTCCAGAACCAGGCGACGCCCATGTAGTTCTTGGTGCCGATGAACGTGCGATCCAAGGCATGGATGCCGTCGATGGCGTCAGGCGTCAGGGCGTTGATGTTGATGTTCTTGGCCGGGATATGATTCATCTTGCGGATGAGTTGCTTCCAAGCGGGGGTGGTGCTGCGTTGTTTGTACATATAATCGGGTGGCGTCCTTTGTTGTGTGCATCGGCGTCGGCAACACAAGCACAAAAAAGGAGGAACTTTCGTTCCCCCTTAGGTACCGCCTATATCCCCCTTTAGAAGGGGGCAATCACCGGGCCGTTGGGCAGGCGGGTGAAGAAGGACGCCTGGTAGGCCACCCCCTCCGTCCCGTCCTTCTTGGTGTACTTACGCTCGGTCACGCGCACCTTGAGGTTTCGGCCCTTGGCACGGGCCAGAATCTTCTCAAGGAAGGTCTCGTCGACCTCCAGCTCGCCGCCGGCGACGTACTCCTTGACCTCCTCGTCCGTGGCCGAAGCAGCAAGGAACTGCTCCAGGCGTTCGTGGCCGCCGTTCTTGTCCGGCTTGGCGAACAGGTCGCCGAAGACGGTCTCGCCTTCGCTGGTGACGAAGGTGATGCGGGCGTACAGGTCGGCGCGGGGCGGGAGGTAGTCCTGCTTCGCACCCTGCACGGTCGCCGTGTAGGTGCCGGCCTTGGTCACATACTTGCGATCCTCGGCGGCGTTGGGGTTGAACTTGAATGCCATGTTATGGTATTGGGTTATGGGTTGTGGTTGGGGGAGAGTTACTGCACCCACTTGGGGAGCGAGAGCGTCTGGACTTTGTCGGAGTAGCCCGGGAACTGCCGGAACTTGTTGCAGGAGTCGAACAGTTCAATGGCGGAGTTCATCAGGGCGAGACCCTTCTGGTGCGCGGCCTCGTCGAGCGTGTACGTCGCCCAGCAGTTAGGGAAGTCCTTCTCGACGGCGAGGAAGACAAACTGATCGGCGTGGGCCAGCGTCATATACCACGAACTCTGCAAGAAATATTTATAGTTAGCGATATCTCGGGCAAAGGAATCCGCGCCGGCGTCCATTGTGGTTTTGACGTCTACAACAATACGCTTGCCGCTCTTCGTCGTGATGATGGCGTCGAGCCTGCCCTTGATATCGGTGCCGTTAACACGTCCGACCATCGGGACTTCCGTGATCATCGATTCGCCGTCGAAGTCCTTCATCAGTTTGTCGAGGCCAGCACGGGCGGCGATGGACACATTGGTGACCAGCTCGCCGTCCTTCTGGCTGATGGCTTCCTGACCAGGCTTGAGCGTGGACTGGAAAGCGGCCCAGATTTCTTTTCCCTCTTTAGTCCTTTTATCACAGTCCGGGGCGACGACTACGGTGGCGTCGAAGACCTTCGGCTGGAGCGAGGCGAGGTGGATCAGGGTGCCGAGCCGCTGGGCCGGCGTCTGCTCGCTGCGGTCACGGTCGAGGTAGGCGAGGTAGTGGGCCGGGCTGCGAAGCAGCTCCTTGGCACCGCTCTGCGACAAACCGGGATGGTTGATGTACTCTTCGTCGGGGATTTGTTTGCTCATGGTAGGTAGAGAATGTGGGAGGTGAACCAGGCGTAACCCTTGGCGGTGATATACACGGCCAATGACGTGGTCAGGAATGTGGTAATCGAGATAAACATCCAGATGACCGAATCCTTGTTTTTTTCGCGCCACATGATGACGCTGATGGTTAGTGAAAACAACAAGGTTATGACGGCGAGGGTGCCGTTCATAATGTCGTCGAGAGGGATAGAATGATCCATGTCAGTTCTTGGTCAGGTTGCGGTAGTTGGCGACGGCTTCGGTGCTGACGATGCCACGCAGGTAGGCGACCTCCTTCATTAGGTCGACGTTCTGCTCGCGCAGGTCGTTCAGCTCAAGGCGGACCTCGAAACAGTTCTGGCTCATCTGGTGGACGATCTGCGTCAACGCCTTCACCTGCTCTTCCGGCGAGCGGTCGGGCAGGGGCTTGAATTCGTGGACGATTTCTTCGGGGGGGTGGCTCATAGGGAAAGGTGCGAGTCGACGGCGGAGAGGAACGGGCCAGGCTTCTTGCAGAGGGTGTCGGCGGTCTCAGACGAGATGTCTGCCCAACCTTGCTCGGGAGTCAAGAAGCCGGTCATGCGTAGCACGGCGACGGCGGCGTCCCGCTTGGCTTCAGGGACGAGTTCGTCGAGGGTGAGGGTATTCTGTCGGGCGACAGGGCGGGACGGCGTGGCGTCGAGTTCTTCGACGACGTAGGTGCCGAAGCAGCACTCCGGGGCGATGAGGCGGACGCCCTCGCTGATCGCACGGGCGGTCAGCATCCGGCGCGGCCACTTCTTCCAGTTGTCCTTCAACTTGCCGTCCTTGCCGAGGGCGGTGCCGTTGCCGACGTACTCCTTCATGTCGGCGACGATATCGGCGGACGAAGTCCCCTTGCGGAACGTGGCCTTCACCTTCTCGTCGGTACGCTCCGTCCAGGCGACGGTGCCGCCAGCCTGCTGGAACTTGGCAAGCAAGGCGTCGGAGCGGATGGCGAGCTGACCTTGGATGAAGTGGTACGTCCGCGCCAGTTCCAGCGGGGACTTCTTTTCGACCATGCACTGCATGGCCAAGATTTCGCCCTGCTCCGGCTTGTCCAAGCCGAAGATGCCGGACTTGAAGATGGCCAGCCCGAGGGTCTTGATCGCCTGCATCGGGTCGGAGATGCGGTCGTACACGCCGGAGGCGGCGAGTTCGGCGGACTGGGGCGTCACGGGGACGAGTTCGTTGTTTTCCATGTTAAGCGACGAGGTAAGCGAAGAAAAGGAACAGACCGCCGATCATCCAAAAGACGATGCTGGCAAGCATACCCGTGGCCATGTCGTCGTCGGTCTTGTCGGCGGCGCGGCGAGCCTTGAGGACGCCGAGGCCGGCGACGGTGGCCACGCTGATGAAACAGACGGCGGTCACCAGCAGGAAGATTTCAAGAACGGTCTTCATCAGGCAGCGGCCTTGGCGGCGGCGAGGAGTTTGCGGCTGGACACCCGGCGGAGGACGCCGTCCAGCATCATGTTGTAGGACACTTTCGTGTTGACGACGTAGGGCTTGAGCCGACGCGCCACGGTGCCGTCCGAAAGGACGACGTACTCGGTGTCTGGGATGGAGGCCAGCAGGCGAGCTGGCGGGGTCTTGATTAGTTTCGTGATCATGGGAAGATTAGACCAGGCGGTTCCAAGGGACGAGCGAGTCCATGAGGGCTTCGGCGTCGAGTTCGGCCTTCAGCTCGCCACGGGGGACGAACTTGAAGCGGATGTTGCCGGCGGCACGTTCCTCACGGACGATGCGTTCGGCTTCGATGATGTCGGCCACTTCGGTGGCTTCGACTCGGTTGTGGTATTTCGTGATCATGTGGGTGGCTAGGAATCAGAGGTTGAATTGCTGCGCGTGGGAGAGCAAGCAAAAAGCATCAGCCGTTTTGAGCGTGATTTTTTCCACGCTGGGGAAGCGACGCTGGGCCTCCCGCTTCAACACGTTCTTCCACTCGGTCGTCGTATGCCCTCCGCCCTTCTTCGTGCCGACGCCCATCGTCTTCTGCCACTCCTGCGGGGTCACCAGCACCACCTTGAATCCGCGCCCCTGCCACAGGCCGACGATCCAGCCGTAGGAGTAGCCCAGTTTGAACGACGCCGAAGCCGGGATAGGGCCGACGAACGCCGGCACCTTCTCGATGACCACCGTCGTGTTGATCGGCGGACACAGTTCGACCAGGCCGTCGTTGTCGCCCCAAGTCATCTGGGAGCCTTCGTCCAGCACCCAGCCGCCGGACGCCCCCGGGTCGATGCAAAGGTAGGACTTCATGCGACCGGAAAGTAGCAGATTGCGTGGAGGATAATCATGCGAAACTTGTCGCTCTTCTTATGAAGCATCTCGTCGACGGCTTCGACTATGTAGCTCTCATTCTCATGGCACAACGTCGAGCCAATGCCCATCTTGCGGATGGACTTCATGGATTCCTTTCGGACGACGCATTCGACCTCCAAGAGCAGCGCGTCGGGGGGCGTGAACTCGAAAGGAAAGAGTGCCTTCCAGATATTATCATTGTCATGGTTTGGGTCGGCAACTCTTGTGACCGCTTTGATGGTTTTGACGGTCAATGGAATGACCGTATGATCGGAAAGGATTAGGTTCATGCTTCTTTGGTGTTAAGGATTGTGGTCTTGATGGTCACTTGACGGTATCCGCAAGCAAAAGGGCCAGGCATATATTCTTCGACCGAATTCACCTTGCATTCGGATATCAGTTCTTGGCCGAGCATAGGGCGAGCCGTATGAATCAGGGCGTAACCACGGGCGTCGGCTTCGTAGGTGATCCCGATTGTCTTACGGTGCTTATAGTTGATGACGTCAGCAGGCTCGGGCAGTTTGCTGTCAGCATTCTGGTAAGCCGTAACGGTCAGCGTGGTGACCCTGTCGTCCATTCGTAGGTGATTCATTTGGTAAGTTCCCGGTAGATGTTGCCCACCCGCTCCGCCGCTTCGGCCTTAGCCTTCGGCGCGGTGACCAGACTATGGCCTACCGCCTTCGCCCCGCTGAAGCCCATGCTGAAGGCCAGATAGATTTGCTCTGGCGTCGGCTTCAGGATGCCGTCGTCGACGAGCCTCTCCCGGCACCACGTCACATAGGCCAAGGCGATGCCGCGCTGGTTCTCCGGCACCCGCCACTCCCGCCGGCTGATCTTCGGCAGGCCGTGCTTCTCACGCCATTGGTTGGCGGTTATCCAGGCGGCGACGTGAACCTGCCACGCCCCCACGGCCTTCGTGCCGTCGCCGACGGCGGCGTAGTTCATGCCGCTCTCGACCGCGCCGATGGCGTTCGTCAGGATGAGCAGCTCGGCCTTGTCACGGGCTTCAGCAGGCATGGCTGCAAGCGTCGCAGCCAAGGTAACCAGTAGGGTGTTCGTCATCCCCCTAGGGGTAGCCCCCAAAAAAACAAAGGCAATGAAATATTTATACCCCGAGGGGGGGAAATCCTTCCGAAAAATAAAAGGGGTCGCAATATTTTAGGGGGTCGACGTTTTCGGATCATGCACGTCGGCCATGCGTAGCCGGCAATGTGTGGCCTATTTCATGCCCGTATTTATTGGCTAAAAGTTGTCTATAATAAATCGTCCGTGCGTGTCGACGTGTCGACAGCGCGTAGATTAGGGCCGATTAATCCCCGCAAAAATGCGTAGGAAAATCCGAAAAAAATCCGGGGTCACGCCCCTCAAAATGAATTTTTTATGGGGAAATCGAAAAAATCGGTTTTCGGCGAGGGTCAGTATGAGTTCCGCCTGGCGACCCCCCATGAATCGCCAGTTCACTAGTGAACACCCGTACAGGTGAACGAAACATGACATCCTTACTAATGATTAAATCATTAGTCCGCCGCCCATGTTTCGGGGCAATGTTTAGTCGTTTACCTCTGTTTCGTAAGTCTCACTTTTGCCGCCGGCGGACGGCGGCGGCGCGGCACGGGATCACCGGCGGCGGCGGTTGCCGCCCTTCCGGGGCGGCACGGCGGCGGCATAGGGCCGGCAAAAGGGGAAGGGAAGGGGAAGCCCCGCACGGGGCGGCAAAGGGCGGCACGGGGCAAGGGAAGCGGCACGGCGGCACGGGCCGCGCATGGATCACAAGCGGCGGACGGCGGACGGCAAGGGCGGCAAACCGGCCTAGCTTTGACCAGGCGGGGCGGCAAGGGGCGGAAAGGGGAAAGGGGAAGGGCGGACGGCAAGCGGCCCGTAAAGGCAAAGGGCGGGGCTTGTTCCGTGCCGTTGCACGGGTAAGCACTAGGGAAAAGAAAAACCCCGCTTGCGGCGGGGCTTGTAAGGGCGGGGCTTGTGCCGGCTTTATTCACCGGCGGAGGATTGCAACCTTCCCAAGGTATCGAAAAACCGCGCAAGCCGGTTGACGTCCTCTTCCCACAACCGCCGCAAAAGCCGGCGGGCGATCCAACCGGGGCTTTCCGTGCCGCTTGGCTCAGTCAGCCCCGCCGCTTCCGTCCTGCAAACGTCCGCAAGGGCGGCGGCATGATCACTAGGCAAACCTTCCGCCGTTTTACTATATGCCGTTGCCGCAATCAATTTCCGCGCAAGCTTGGCCAGGCGGGGCTTGTGGGATGTCCAAGGGATTAGGGCATGATTGGACCGGTATAGGTAAGCACGGAAACAAACCTTGCCGTCCAAGTCATGCGTTAAGTAACCGGCAACCGTCCGCCGCTTGCCGCCGGACGTAACTTGCACGGCGGCGGGAGTAGAGAACCAAGTATCAGCATGGCCGGTGATCACCGCCGAACGGGTAACCCCGTCCCGGCATAGGGCCGGCAACCGATTGCCGGGGTAGAATTGAAAGCCGGAAGCGTTACGCATGGGAAGCGGGGCAATCGGTTGCAATCCAAGCCCCCTTGCGGAGCTTCGGCAAAGCGGCATCAAATAAGATTTGAGAAGGTGACCAGCCCCACCGCGCAAGGCAATAGGCGGAAAGCCGGTTTGCCGACTTTTGTCCCATTGCAAGGCAAAGCTGGCCTTGCGAACTTACCCCGCCCCGGTGCGGTTCAATTCCCAAGCAATCCGCCGCCGATTGCATAATGGCCAATTGATGCCGGATGGTTGCGTTTTCCATGTTAAGCGGCGGCAACGGTTGCGCGGATGACAAAGCCGGACTGATCGGCCCGGGCCTTGCCTTTTGCTTTTAGGATTCCAATCCGGCCCCGGCCGTCCGCCGCTTTACGGTCAAGAAAACGCAAGTCATGCCGGTCAGCGGAAAAGGTCGGACGTGCTTCCGGCAGGCCCGGAAGGGCGAACCGTTGACCCGGCTTTACCCCGTCCGCCACGGCGGCAACGTTAACGCCGGCGGCAATGGCAATCCCGGCGGCGGCGGCGTTTGTTTCCGAATAAGAGAAGGTAAGGTGATAATTCCGGGGCAGCTCGCCTTTAGCAAAGGCAACGGCACGGCGGAGGGATTTAGTGTAGTCATACACGCGCAACCGGGGGAAGTCCGTGAATATTTCCGGGGCCAGCTTTTCCCATGGGAGATCGCTTGTGCCGTTTAGCCTAACAACCGGCTTTAGGCCGCGCCGCTTTGCTTTCCTGATCAGGGCGGCAATTTCCCCCTTTAGGGCGGCAATAAAGCCGGCCCGGTTATCATGCAGGAAACGGGTACGCATGACACGGGCGGCGTTCACCGCCTCAAATATGCCGGCACGTCCGGCGGTAAACAAACAAGCCGCCAGGCAACCGGCGGACGCATGGACGCACAAGTTACCCACGCCGGCAAGCTGGCCCGGGGCAAGGTATAAAATCCCGGTAAGGTACCCGCTTGCCGTGCCCTTATCAGTTTTTGCGTCCGCCTCTACGGAAAGCAAATATGACGGCATATAAAAGGGAAGGGAAGCGGCGGGATGGATCACCGGCGCGGCGGGGTTTGCCAGGCCGGCGGCAATTAGGGTTGCCGCTTTGACCGGCGGCACGGTTTGCTTTATGGGTTTCATGGGTTTTAGGGGAAAGGGTTAAGCCTGGAGGGAAGCGGCACGGGCCGCAAGGGAAGCGGCGGCATGGGATAAGTTGTCAGCGGACTCATGCCCAAGGGAAAACCTAGGGAAGGTTTGCCGCAAGTAACGGGCCGCTCCGGTCAGCTTTGCGCCGGCGTCAATCGAAAGGAGATCAGAGAAGGAAATACAACCGGCCACTTCGTCCAACTCATTCAATACATAAACGGCGGTTTCCGGGGCGTCCGCTTGCAAGGTGTTAGCCAAGTTGTCAGCTTCGGCGGCGGCGGTTTGGATGATATGGGAAACCGGCATGAGGTTAACGGGATGCATAGGTGGGAGGATTAAAGAGAGAAAACGGCAACGGTGATCAGCCAAGCCAAGCCAACAATGGCGGCGGCGGTTAGGGCATCAATTAGGGTTTGCATAGGACACACATAAGAGGACAACGCCGGCGGCAGGTCAATGTCATTCTGTCAGAAAGTTTGACCCCTCTTTATGGACATGGGAAGCCCCGCCGCCGGCGGATGTGATCACCGGCAACGGCAAGCCCCGCGCAAGGGCTTGACCAGGCGGACGGGGTAAGGGCGGACGGCAGCAATCCCTACCCTACCCCACCCCACCCCACCCCTTGCCGCCGGCACGGCACGGCATGGCCCTACGTCCGGCCCTACATAGGCACGGCGGCAAGCTGACCAGGCGGACGGCATAGGCAAGGCACGGCGGGGCAGGGGATAGGGCGGCGGACGGGATCACAAGCGGCAACCCTTGCGCGGACGGCAAAGCGGCAAGGGAAGCACGGCACCGGCACGGGGCAACGCCGGCAACGTCCGGCCAATCGGCCACGGTTGCGGGGCGGCGGCGGGGTTTGTTCAATAATTATTGAACCCTGAATCCGGGGTAAGGAGGTCAGGTTTTGCGAATCATTGGCGCGCAATACATGATTAAAAAGGTCATGTATAGACTCCCCACTAAGGAATCTATTCCCCCGTCCGCCTCCGGGGGGGGCGAAGCCCACCCGAC